GCTTTTTTGTGAATTTATTCAGTGTATCAAAGATATATTCGCAAAAAAATTCACCTTTAACCTTTCAAAATTTAATTATTTTCTGTTCTTCTTGATCTGCGAACCCTTGTGGGTTTTTCTTCATTTGCTGATTCAGTGACCGGAATAGAATCGTCTTTATCGCCACCACCCGGTGTCCAAGTGCCTTCTTCCGTTTCAAACGGCGGTGCATCAGAATCATCCGGAACAGGAACTTCATCTTCACCCGGAATTGTTACTTCAACAGGCTGTTCATTTGCAGAACGGCTTTTTCTGCCCCTTTTCTGCGGTTCTGACGGCTTTTCATCAGTGGGTGTCGGTTTATCTGTACTTTCGCTTTTTACAGTTTCCTGACCGCCCTGCGACTTCCTGACAGCATTTCTATTTGCTTCATCGTACACCTTGAACAATTCATTGACATCAAGCGGAATATCCTTTGCATCAACTTTCAGCCTTCCACCGCCGAAGATAACTTCGTTTGATTTGAAACTGAATGTTCTTTCATTACCGTCAGCAATAATTCTTGCGACAACATCAACCATACCGGCAACCTTTAATGCAACCTTGTCTTGCATATTCGGTTTAATAGCGGTTATTTTATCACCGCCCCTTTTGGTGATGTCTTTTGATGTATCTTCGTGTGAGATCAAGATTATGTTTTCATAATCAAGAGCCATCAGGCGTTTCAGCGTATTCAGGAATTCACCCCTGACCATATCCCAAGCCTTGAAAGAATCGTCAGATTCGTGCTTAATTCCTAACTGCTCATACATATACAAGCGACAGTATTCATACAAATCTTCAAGAAGGTCAACAACAATGGTTTTGAAGTTGTTTTCTTTCTTTTCAAGTTCTGCAACAACATCTTTGAACACCTGCCAAGCAAGTATTTTCTTTGTCATTCTGCCTTCAACGGTAATTTCGTCTTTGATTCTGATGTACGGTGCATCAACAAATTTGATATTTCCGTCTGTGTTTAGCATAAGCGGAACAGGGAAAGCATTTGCAAATGTGGTTTTACCGCAAAACGGCTGTCCATAAATCCAAATAACCCTTTTTTCCACCTTTTCAATGTTTCTTCTTTTTTCACTTGGTAACTTCATAAAGTAGTTCCATCCTTTCTGACAATATTCTAAAAATTCACAATAGGTACACATCCAACCTTTGTTTTGTGCAAATTCGGATGTTTCGTTGATTGACTTGATCTGCAAAAGAAAATCAATGACTTTTGTATAATCAAAATCAACCGATAGTGTTTTAACTTCAGCATTCTTCAGTTCTTCCCATAACCTTTGCCGGAATTGCTGTAAGTTTTCAGTTTTTTTCTGCTTGATGTTCACTTTTGGAACAAACAGAAAATTGATGCTGCGGATTTTTTTGCCGGGATTGCACTTTTCAAAAAAATATTTGTATAAGTGCAACTGCCTTGAATTTTTATAGTGGTTCATATTATTTGAATACTTGAAATCATAGATGTCATAAACATCTGGAACTTCTGCATCGTGAAACAATTTGACCGGTGCGAGAAGGTCTATAAAACCGTGAAAATCATCATCTTTGATTTCAACTTCATATTCCCCTGAAGGCAATACCGCTTTCGCCTTTGGTATTAAAAATTCAAGTTTAATTGCTTCGTTGATGTGGGAATCATCAATCACCGGATATGACATAAAATATTGCTGAATTGCTTCTTCAACACTTTTTTCAATACCGGTGTGAAGTGCAGTTCCAAGAACAAGTGCGTTACTTGCATCTGTTGGTTCGTCTGTGGTTATTCCGTCAATATAACGCATTTTGTACTTGAAAGGGCATTTTTCAAAACATTCAACCCTGCTATGTGACCATTGCATTCTTTCACCCCTTTCACTATTGATTTGAATTCTTCAAATCCTTCCGGATAAAGAATCATTGCAATGCTGCCTGAACCGTTAATCTGCTTTATGTTGTGTTTCTGTAATTCGGAAGGTCTACCATCTGATGCTTTTAGTTCCGCATCAATACTGATTCCGTTTACAACAATGTGCATATCCGGCAACCCTGCTTTGGAATACCCACCGCCCCAACGCTTTTCATAATATCCGATTGCCGGAACGATCATCTTTTGCTTTTCTGTTCCCAAAGGGTACACACCGATTGATTCAAGCCATTTTTTCAAGCGATTTTCAAAGTTTTTTTCTGCTGCCATTCAATCACTTCTTCCGATTGATAATAGAAATTGAAATCAGGGTGATGCAGATAATAAGTACAACCAAAACTGTTTCAGTCATTGTTCTTCACCTCAACTTTAATGTAAGAAGATTTTTTGGAAGTCTTGGAACACTCTGCTGCAATTTCAGGGTAGTTCTTTTTAAGTTTTGCAGAATCGATGGAAGTCGATGTTGACGGTGCAACATAAGTGATATTCAAAATGTCAGATTCAAACTTCTTTACACCGAACCTTTCCATCGCCTGTTTCAACTTGTCCTTCAGTTCTTTTTCCTGATCTTCACACTGTTTTTTCATTTTCACAACGGTTGCAATCTGCTGAAGAACCTGCAACTGCTGATTTTTGAATTCGGTCAGCCCTGTTTCTTCGTCAATAATCGCATCTGTGCATTTTGCATAGTTAATTGCCTGTTCGCATACATCGGAACAAGATTCCCTTTCAGGACACTGCACACAGCAACCTTCGTACTTTCCTTTCGGACAACTGTTTTTGCATTTAATCATTTGGTTTCAACCTTTCTTTGTTATGTAAATTTCTTTATACTGAACACCGAAATCCAACGCTTCTTGATGTGATTCAAAATAGATGTCAATCTGATTTCCGTTAATTGCACCACCACGATCCTGAACGGTGTATTCGTGATCGTCAATCCAAACCTTTGTACCGTATGGAAGTATGCTGATGTCCGCTGCAACGGTTACACCGGCAACTGCTGTTGTTCCATTTGCGGTCTTTACAATCGGTTTCCCACTTTCATCAGTTGGTCTATTTTCACCCCACTTTCCACAGCATTTTGAACATCCACAGTATGCAGTCAACTTGAATTCACCAAGGCTGATGTATTCAGGTTGTTCAGTAACAAAAGTTGTGCTTAATTTGGTTTCAATCGGTTCTGTTTTTATCTCTGCGGTTTTCGTTTCAGGTCTTTTGCAACTACAAAGACAAACAACGAACAACGCCATTATCAACATCAGGATTAGAACCAAATCAAAATGTTTCTTCGTATTCCTTAAAAAGTTCATCGTCATAATCCTTTCGCATTTTTAATGTTTCTAAAATCACCCCTTCAACGCTGTTTTTCACCATTAAAATGTAATAGAAGCAATTCTTTGATTGACCTATTCGGTGTATTCGTTTCATTGACTGTTCAAATAGTTCCGAACTTTGGGGAAGGGTAAAATATATAATCTTATTTGACTTCTGAAGATTCAACCCCATTGCACCGGCTTGATACTGAACAAAGGTGACTGAATCGGAATTGTTTTCATAGGCGGTCAGGGCTTTGGGTTCACCATTCACAATAGAAATCGGCTTGTCCATCAAAGCAACCGTTTCCTTCATCAGGTTTAGTTCTTCTGTGAAATTATAGAAAACAATCAATCGGTCATCTGTTGAACCGACCAAATCAACGAACGCTGCCATTTTCGCTTTTGAATACTGACCGCACAACTGTCTTGCATACAGTCTTTTGGTCAGGGCAGTATCACCAATCAATTCTGTTCCGTCAGGCAATTCCACAATGCTGTTTCGCATAAACCGTGAAAACTCTTTGGTGTTATTGACCATTACAGGAATTTGTATTTTTTCAGGAAGGTCAAACACTTCTTCAGTTTTCATAAAAATACAACCGTGTTGTTTCAATTTCGATTTCAAGCGGTCAACATTTTTGTAACCTGTGATTACCGGTATTCTGAACCCTGAATCATCGTCAATCCATTCTGTAACCACATATTGCCGATAAAACAAATCTTTGCTTATATTCCAACCAAGCAACTTCAACTGTGACCATAGTTTTTCATACTTTCCACCTGTTGGTGTACCGGAAAGAAGGATGCAGTTGTCAGGCTTCAATTTGTGTATGAACTTTGTCCTTTTTGCAGTCGGATTTGTTATCATTGAACTTTCATCAAGCATCAATGTGAAATGTTCAAGATTCAACAATTCAGGTCTGCGAAAAGCAAGTTCATAGTTGATAATTCCAATGGAAGGAATGTCAGGATGAATCGCATCATTCAGATAATTGAAAAGGTCATTTTTCCTTGTAAGGTCATACAATCGGCAGTCATAATGTTCATCAAAATGATTGAACCAATCTTCGATTTTTGATTTCTGACATATCAGCAATAAAGGTTCTTTCAAAAATCGTGATTTTTCAGAACCGACAAAGGTTTTTCCTAAACCCATATCAAGGAAATAACCAACCTTGTTGAACTGCTCGGTTTCTTCAAGGGCTTTTTGTTGATGTGGGTATAATTGAACCGCCATCAGTCATCACACCGATTGTTCCAAATTTCTTCCTTGGCAGTAGAACCACATTCGGTGCAGATTACAACTTCGGAATCTTCGTCAAGTTCTGCTTTCCCACCGCAAAAAGGACAATCTTTGAAACTCTTTTCAGGTGTCAGATCAATATGTTTCGGACCGATTTCAAGAGCCGCAAGGGCAACGTCTCTGTTCTTGGTGTCATCCC